TGCACCATGTGCACCTTTTGCATCACATGCGCCTCTTTTAATAGCGTTATCCGTCAACGCGTGAGCTGTTTCATGTAACACTGTACTTTTATCCTTATAGCTGTAAAGATTGCCTCTACCTCTTAGAATTATTTCATTTGTATGCCTATACCAAATCCCGCCTGTACGGGTCATTCTGGTACTAGCTGAAACATTAGGCAGCTTTCCTTCTTTTTTGCCGTTCCATTTTTGGTATGCCTCGTGAACAATCTTTGTTGCGCCGTTAATATCCTCAATAACATTATTATTTGTTACTCGTTTTCTAACTACATCATATGCCCACGAATAAACTTTGCTTTTTTGTGCGTCTTTAGTTCTCATTATAAGACCTCCAATAATCTTGTTTAGTTTTTAGTTAGTATCGTAAATTTGCAAAATAGGCGTTTTCTTGTGCTGTATCAACACCGCCTATTATTGAGTATTTGCTACAGTCAATGCATTTAATCCGTTTTAAGCTAGGTATGTATAAAGCCCGCTCTTTTTTGTTTACTTGTTGTTTGCAATCTACACAAGTTATATCAAACTTATTTGTTATGTAGATATAATTTTCAATGCTCATTTTGTTAGTTCCTTTGGTAGCGTTTTTTGACCGCTACCACGTCATAAGGTGTTAATAATCCGTTTGTATTTAATATGCTTGTATTATGAATCCTTTAAATAGATATTTACAATCAGGATAATATATTGGTATAACTATCGTTTCGTTTTCTATTTGTTCAATAGTTTTAAAGTTTTTGCCGTAGTCTCTGTTGAACTCGTCAATACTTTCGTACTCAGTAAAATCGCAACAAATAGCGACTCTATCAAATTGTATGGGTTCGCCTGTATCGTCTTCTAAATCTTCTAGCCATTCATACAGTGCTTTTAATCCGTGATAACTAAAGTTATTTTTATAAGTGTCTGACCATTCGCCGATACCCATAAAGGCATCAACAAAATCTGTTTCTGTTACGTTTGCAATCATTTTAGTAATTCCTTTTCTTTTAAAGTTTTGTTTTAAGATGTCTATAGATTAACATAGTTGATGTACTATGACAACAATAGCAAGCGGTATTTCAAGGAATTAACAGCAAATGTAGTCATTTTACAACAATATAGCAATATTTAGGGCAAAGTGCGACACAAAAGCGGGAATATTCGGGATTTTAGCGGGCAAAGTTTTGGCGGTTCGGAAGATCTGAGCGGGCCCGAAAGCATCGAAAAAAGTTAACCGCAATTGCCCTGTTGCGTAAAAAGAACATTGTTCTGTTGCTAGCAGCCCTACAACGCGAACATATGAGCTATTAAGCCCGCCTTAACGGCTAACTGTTCGCACCCCACCCAAAAAGTATCTAGCCCGCAAGCGTCAAGAGCACCAACTGTCAGCGCTCGGGTTCTGGTGGATGTGGTGGGCTGGGTGAGCTAGAGAGTGGTTGGCAGGGGGTGTGTCTTGGCGGTTGGCATTGTATTCGGTCTATACCGGTGACCTTTTAATTTTTGCAAAAAGGCTCATTTAGATCTCTAGTGCACTAGTGCTCTAGCTCTCTAGTATACTTTAGTAGTTCTCTATGTTGGGTATACTAGTATGCTATCGCGCGTGAGGAAAGTCAAGAGGTTTTAAGAGGGAGTTGGGGATAGTTTTGTTTTATGAAGATTGGAGGTCTTATAAATTGAGATGGTTTTAGTGGTCTCGCTATCCCCATTACATTATATCACAAAAAAAGACACCACCAAAGGGTAAAAATTGTGCATCGTAGTTGTTTTATGAACCTTTGGTGATGCCTAAAACAATTCATTAGAAAGGAACAAATGAATATGTATATTGTATCAAATATGTCAAGGCAAGGGTACCTAGTTTAGTACAAAAGAACATTACTAGACGCACGATGAGTACCGACAGGCTCGGACTTTTGTTTACGACCCTTGCATATCTATGTTAGCATATTGGTATGTTAGCGAAGATAGAGGTTTGTCCTAGGTGTTCTGGGCAAATTAGCAATTTTGGTGCTATTTTTGGGTATTCAGGGTACACAGAGATTTGCTGCATACATTGTGGATGGGCTGAATATAAGTACGAAGAAGATAAAAGCAAGAGGCCTAGGGAGTTTTTTGATAGACAGATAGTGCCTTATGATGAGACTTTGATTGCAGAAAGGCGTAAAGACAGGCCGAAGCAAGGGTATCCGGATATAGAAGTATATACAGATTTTAAAATTTTTAAGTCTGGTTTCGAGAAAATATTGCTTTCTAGTAGGTGTCCTTTCTGCGATAGGAGTAGAAAAACTTACAAATCGAAGAAAACCAGAAGGCTTAATTTACACAGAAGTGTTTGCGAAAATAGACATGTGTGGTATTTTATGATAGAGGACAGGAAACCAGTCTCATGGAGGTGATATAAATGGTTATGCGAAATAATATAGATCCTGTAATAGGAGAGATGGATGCATTTTCTAGATATGCGCCACAACCTGCACCTGTAGCGATGCAAAGAGTTCATGGTCAGCTTAGGCCTTTTGATCCAAGAACAAGGACTCCCAGGAATCTTCCTAAACAGTATCCTCCAGGTCATGATGTGAGGGAGTTTTATCCACCTCAAACACATCCTGAGTTTTATGATGGTACAAGTGGATTCAGTATAGACTATATCCAGGACATCTGGAACATGTATTTGAATGCTGATGAAAAAACCAGGAGAGAGTTGAGAGATCCGAATACTCCATATTCTGATTATTTCCCTGCGTTTTATGAGGATATGATTAAAAAAAGTAATATGATGACACAACAAAGAAGTCCACAAGCATTTCGTGGATTTTAGGAGGTAATTATGCCTAAAGTAGGTAAGAAGAAGTTTCCGTATAGTAAGGCTGGTATGGCAAAAGCTAAAAACTATGCTAAGAAAACTGGCAAAAAGATGAAGAAGAGAAAGTATTAATGCCTAAGAAGGGTCAGTACAAAGCTAACGCTTCGAAGGAAACAGTCAGGCAACGCAAGAAGAATCAGACACCTAGTCAGATGAAGAAAAGAGTTGCCAGGAATACTGCCAGGCGTAGAGCAGTTAAAGCTGGCAAGGTTACTAGAACTCCTGGAGCAGCTGGTAATCCTGGACGAAAACCAGAGATTGATCATTACAAAGGTGGCACTAGGGTTATATCTCATAAGAAAAATCGTAGTCGAGATAATAATAAAAATCACAAAAGGAAGAAGTGATGGTAAGTATAGCTAACAATAATACTAGGCCTGAGTCTGTTATGAAGCGCCAGAAGAGATTTTTGAAAATGTATTCTGAGATGGGTAGTATACGAGGTGCATGCAAGGCGATAAATGTCAACAGAGAGACAGTTAGGTTGTGGAAGAATAGTAACATGAATAATTTCAATGAAGCTTTCGAGGAAGCAGAGTTAGAATTTGCTGATTATTTGAATGATATTACTTTGGAAAGAATAAAGTTGCAGAAACCTTCAGACAATCCGGCGTTATTGATAGCTGCTTTAAATGCTAGGCATCCAAAATATAATGCTGATTCTAAGCAGGATGATGACAATAAAATAAATGTTTTGGCTACACTGAGTGCTATGATGGAAAAGGCTGTAGAAGAAGACAAAACAATAATTGACGGAGAGGTTAAGGTAGTTGATGAAGATGTGACCCAGTTATTACAATCCAAAAAGGGATAGTAATGGTCACGGGTCTCAGGAGCAGTCAGATACCTACAAAGCTGAGAAGGCAGTTCGATGCTATTTATTCTAAAATAGATTTTAGTCCTACAGAGTTACAGAAAGAAATTTTAAATTCCGACAATAGATTTACGTTGGTAGCTGGAGGTGAACAGGCTGGCAAGTCTATGGTTGCGTCTAAGTATTTATTGACAAGGTTGATAAAAGAGGCGAAGAATGACAATAATTTATATTGGTTGGTAGCAGCTGACTATGAAAGGACTAAGGCAGAGTTCGAGTATATTGTTCAGGATATCGCTTCGTTAGAGTCATTAAGGCATTCGACTAAGAGGGTAGATCCAGGGAGGATAGAGCTTGATAATGGTACTGTGATAGAAACAAAGTCTGCTAAAGACCCCAGGACTCTAGCTATGAGAGCGCCGAATGGCATAATAGGTTGTGAGGCTTCACAGTTAGACCTAGATACTTTCCATAGATTACGAGGCAGATGTGCGCCAAAAAGAGGATGGATGTTTTTGTCCGGCACTTTTGAGGGATCATTGGGTTGGTATCCACAGATGTTTGAATCGTGGAAATATTCAGAGAATCCTGATGAGAAGTCGTTTTCATTACCTAGTTATTCAAATAATCATTTGTACCCAGGTGGAAGAGAGGATCCTGAAATTCTGGCATTAGAGAAAGCGTCATCTGATGATTTCTTTATGGAGAGAATTGAAGGTATACCATCACCTCCTAAAGGTTTAGTGTTCTCTGAGATGAGGCCTGATATACATTTACAGGATGTGGAATATGAGCCGGATGTTCCAGTTCATATCTGGATAGATCCTGGTTATTCTGAGGCGTATGCTTGTGAGGTGGTTCAGGTAGTCAATGATCAAGTGCGTGTTATAGACGAGATATATGAGAGGGATTTAGTGACTGACGAGATTATAGATATCGCTCAATCTAAGCCTTGGTGGCGAGATGTGAGGCATGGGGTCATTGATATAGCAGGATTTCAGCATCAGGCGATGGCAGCTCCGGCTGAGGTGTGGATGGACAGAACAGGTGTATATTTGGATTCTGAGAAAATCAGAATAAATGAAGGTACAGAAAGATTAAAAGCTTTTTTAAAGACTGATCCTGTACAACAGAGAGAACCAAGAATTGTGTTCAATCCCAGGTGTAAAGGGATATTATCAGAGTTCGGTATTCAACCAAACCCTTTTGATGGACAGTCAAGAGCTTATAGATGGAAAATGGATAGAGATGGTACAATAGTGGGGCAAACACCTGAAGACAAGTATAATCATGGTATAAAGGCAGTGATTTATGGTCTGATTAACAGGTATGGCTATGGTTATATTAGTGAAAGTAAAACTATAAAGGTTAGAAGGTGGTAAATGGCTAACTATAAACCAGAAGAAATCATTGCATTAGTCGATAATCATTATGATTTGACTGAGCCTTTGCGCACCAGGATGGATGACGATCACAAGCTTTATCGTTTAGAGGAGTTTGATGCAGGTGAAGGATTTCAGTCATACACTTCTAATGAGCCACAGGTATATGCAGACAAGTTAATATCATGGTTATCCTCAGCTGAAATGGTAGTAAGAATACCTTATGGTAATTCCGACAGGGAGCAAAGAGAGAATAACGATGCTAAAGAAAAGTTTCTGATAGGATTGATCAAAGCTGCTGATGACAGATTGATAAACAAGTTTCAGCCAGCTGTGCGTCAGCAAATGGCTTGGTTTATAACTTTACGTGGGTGGTATGCAGCAAGGGCTTTGCTTGTGAAAGATGAGGATGGGGATACTCATGTAGAAATACAACCCTGGGATCCTCTTCATACATATTGGGGTGAAGGTAAAAATGGCTTGTCCTGGGCTTGTTATAAAACAAAGAGAACTCCTACTGAGATAGAAGCTCTTTGGGGAGTAAAACTCCAAAGTGAAGGCAAGGGGCCTGATGATGACGATGGTATAGATGTCTATGACTTCTATGATTCAGAAGATAATATTGTATGTACTGATGACACAGTTTTAAAGAAAAGAACTAAGCACGGAGCAAAAGGTGTTCCAGTAGCGTTAGGGCCTGTAGGAGCTAATCCACTTGTTCAGGCTATTACAGATACAGGTAATTTAGATACAGTAGAAGATTATGGCGAGTCTTGTTATAAGTCTTCCAGGGATTTATTTGAAAAGCATAACTTCATGATGAGTGTTATGCTTGAGCTGACTGCACGATCAAGGAAACAGGGATTAAAGGTAAAGTCCAGAGATGGAAATAAAACACTAGAAGAAGATCCGTATGTAGAGGGGTCAGAGATTGCTTTGGGGCAAGGGGAAGATGTAGAGCCATTAGGGTTGTTAGAGATGGCTAAAGAGTCTGGTGTGTTTATGGGGTTGGTTTCTGGAGAGATGCAACGAGGTGGTTTGCCTCATTCTATTTATGGCCAGTTAGAATTTCAATTATCAGGATTTGCCATAAACACATTGAGACAAGGCGTGGAAACTGTGCTTGTTCCAAGGCTTCAGGCTATGGAAAAAGCTTATAAATCTATATTTCAGTTGTTGTGTGACCAGTATATAACTGGTGCATTTAAATCATTTGAGGTTAGTGGGCAAGATAAAAATAGGATGTATTTTAGTGAAGAAGTAACTTCAGATGTTATAAAGAATGCTGGTGATGTAGAAGTCAGCTTTATAGGGCAGTTACCTCAAGACGAGATGGGTAAGATGTCTATGGCTCAAATTGCCAGAGAAGGAGATAATCCTTTATTGTCAGATTCGTATATTAGGGATAATATCCTGGGGTTACAATCAGCTGACAAGATGGAAGATGCTATAAAGACACAAGTTGCAGAAAGAACTTTACCTGAAGCTACTTTATGGTCGTTGTTACAATCGGCTAATCGCCAGGGAAGAGAAGATCTTGCTGAATTATATCAGGCAGAATTAAGAAGATTATTTATGTCTAAGAGTATGGAGGAAATGCAGATGGTGCAGCAATTTGCTCAGGCACAAGCGCCTCCACCTCCACCAGCTGCTCAAGCGCCTATGGCTCCAGGAGGAATGCCACCACAAGGTGGAGTAGGGTTACCCCCTACAGTGATGCCTAATGCAGCATTAGGGGTTCCACCTCCAGTGCCTGTAGCTCCTGTTGGCCCTATGGTCGCACCAGGAACACCAAGACCAGGCGCACAAAGTACAGAAAATAGATTAACCAATTTAGGTTTAATACCACCAGTAGGAGGTAATTAGTTATGAGATCAATGCAAGAGATTAGAGAAGCTTATTTGAATGGAAGTATAGATTTCGATATGGCTCAAAGTTATATGGAAGCTTTGGGGTATAGTCCAGATGATTCGTTGAGCATGGTCAGTAACTGGGTACAAACTGATATGGGGCAATTACCCCAGGAATTGACTACTGCATCTGATGTAGAAGCAACTGCACGTCCAAGAGCTGCTGATAGAAGGCAGGTGTGGAATCCGGACACTCTAAGGTACGAGAGTATCCCAGCAGGGCCTAGCCCAGAGCGATTACAGGAAGAGTTGGAGTCAGCACAGAGGCGTGGTAAAGATTTTACTGTTCCAATAGGTTTCGATCCGGATAATTATGTCAGGCAGTCATTGCGAGGTGGTGTGCCGGTGAGAACTATGGCTGCTTTAGATGATCCAAGTTTGAGGACAACTTTTGATGCATTCATTGACAGAGTTGGTTCAAGTCAGCCTGATCCAAGTTTTTATAAAAGACAACAAGAGTTACAGGACTTAATAAATAAGCATGTAGTTGGGATTGACAATGTTCCAACTACTACGTTCACATCAGGTGTCGATCCTAGTTTACAAGACCTGGTTGTTAATAGGCCTCCTCCTTACGTACCGGATATGGTGGATCGTGCGAGAATTAGGCAAAGTAATGAAGATTACCTGTATGACGATTCGGCTATGTATCAAAGCCCACAAGGTATCGTGCCACCTAAAGCTCCAATTGCAATAGCACCATCACTTACTGAAATGATGCCTGGTGGAGTAAGTACTGGTTTTGCAGTACAAGATGTAGCAAGGGCGTTGAATCCTGGTATGACAACAGAGCCTTTAATTGTCAATTATGATGCGCCTTCTACCCAGACGGAATTTGTTGGAGGTGTGGGCGAAGATGTCAAAAAAATAATACCTCCAGCTTATACGCCACCAGAATTTCCAGAATCGCCATCGTCTATAGAAAAAGTACATAACGATTTAATTGAAAATGTAAAAAATGCGAAAACTGCTGCAGAAATAGAGAAGGCTAAAACGGCGTTGAATAAGTTCAGAATTATCCAAGGTAATAAACTCAAAGGTTATACTGGAGCTACCGGAGCTACCGGAACTACTGGTACTACCGGAACTACTGGTACTACCGGAACTACCGGAACTACTGGTACTACTGGTACTACTGGTACTACTGGTACTACTGGCACTACTGGTACTACTGGTACTACTGGTACTACTGGCACTACTGGTACTACTGGTACTACTGGTACTGGTGCTAGTGGTGGTGATCAACCTGGTGCTGGTAGTCAACCTGGTGCTGGTAGTCAACCTGGTGCTGGTAGTCAACCTTCATTACCTTCAGAGGTATATAAACAACCGGTTATACAGCCAAGTCATCCTTATGCTTCCTATGGTGAATATACTTCACCTGCTTATGCAGATTGGAGGAGAAACCTTTATCGTGATGCTTCTCTGGCAGAACGAGCGAGACTTGAACAAACTGGCATGCCTTTAAGAGGTTACGACAGGGCGTTGGGGTCATTCTTATTAGATCCTACTACAGCAGAAACTTTAGGTAGGGAACCAGGTGAAGCTGAAGCATTCATAGATTACCTACAAGGTGGAAAGTATCTACCTCAAGAAGATCTTAGGGCAAGATTCGCTGGATTAACAGATTACTTGAAGAATGTAAGGGCGTATCAAGAAGAAGGTGGTGCTATGCCTATTGATAGTGGTGGTGGATATTTCGGTGTATTTGGTCATGATCCTACTAAGGCAGATATCATTGGTGCAGGTACAGCAGCGTTGGGTTATTCTCGTGGTATGGGGGCAAGGGCAAGGAGGAACTTAATTAAAGCTTATGATGCTTTAGGTAAGCAAAGATTTGCACCTGGTTTGACTGAGCCTTCAGGTTCAAGGTTCGCTGATTGGCTAAGCACGGCATTTAAGTAATATATAGGAGATAATAATGGCAACAAATAATAACAATCCATTTGGTGACTTCTATTCTGATATGCTGGAGATGGATCCTCAGATGGCTTATATGGCTAAGTTAAGTTCACAAACATTTGGTTATAATCCTTTGACGTTTGCAGGGGAAACCTCTACTCGTCAACCTGCTGAGTGGGGTGGTAAGTGGGGTTCATCATCGTTTGCTGGAGAAGCACCTGTTCAACAAAAAAGAGCTAGGGATTACTTTGCTAATCAATACTCAAATATATACAACGAGTATATGGCTAAGAAAGGTAGAGAATATCAACAAAAGGTAGATCCTGCCGAAATGACTACATTCTCTGACTTTTTATCTGACATACCTTTTACTACTAGGTATGCTCAATTAACCCCTTATCAAAGAGGCATGTCTTCGCAAAGATTTGCTCCTAGTACCAGGTATATATTTTACTAATGACTACTCCTAATAGAGATAGGGATATATGGGCGAGGTTTAGGCCTGCATTACAACAGGCTGGGAGGACATTAGGTCAAGCTGCTGGGGATTTTGCTCAGTTACCTGGGGTTAAACAAGTGATAGGCGCTGTTGCTCCGGTGGTCACTGCAGCTTCTGAAAAAGTTGTTAATCCTTTTATGAGTCAGGTTATAGCTGGTTCTCCTCTTCAGGGTATTACTAAAGATCCTGATAGAAGGTGGGAGGCATTTAAAACCCCTGATGGTGATGTATCTTGGGGTGCAATCGTCCAGGCTAATCCAATATCTTTGCTTGCTAGAGGAACTATGGGTCTAGCTAGAGAGCATATTCCTGGATTACATGATTTTAGGATAGCTCCTCAAGGCACAATGAAGGCACAAAGGTTACGAGCTGAAGAGGCTAGGCGTGAAGCTGAATTAGGCAGGCAGTTGACTGGCAGAGAGTTGAGGCTGATGGAGCAGGAGATGTATGCACTTCCTAAACATTTCAGAGGCGCTATACAGGAAGCTCCGTTTTTTGCATTACCATCCACTGGTGCTATAAGAGCTGCCTCAGCAGCTGCTAGAGGTGGTGCTGCATTGAGTGCAGCTGGAAGATTAGGTAGAGCTGCTCCACTAGCACGTGGAGGATTACGTGCTGCTGAAGTAGCTTTAAAACCATTAGAGGTTGCAGAAACTGCAGCTGCCAAGGCTATTGCTGCTCCATTCAAAGGTGCTGCTAGGGGTGTAGGTGCTATGTCATCTACTGCTAGAGGGGCTATGGCTGGAGCTGCCAGGGGTGTTAGGGCTGGTACTCCAGGGAAATCTACTATACCCAGGAGGGTATTTGAGAGAGAAACTGATTTAGCAGCTGATATTAAAAGGCCTGGGTCATCTGACATCAGGTATACAGTTGGAGTTGACGATACAAGGCCTCCTAAAGTTTCTAGTAGATTTATCAGAGATGAAGCTAAGGCTATGTATAAACGAGATAATAATATAAGTATGAATGATGCTTTTGATAGAAGTCAGTCTAAGAACTATGGTGATTGGGCTGAAAAATTATTTAAAGAAGAATTAGCTGTACAGCAAGCACCTAAAATATCTGATTTGAGTTTAAGGGCTTTTAGGAACATGAGACAGGGATGGAGTAAAGGCAGGGTTCCTCTTGAGTCAGGAGCTAACATCGTGGCAAGAGATATTGAAGGGATCGAAAGAGTTATAAGAAGTGGGTATATCAAAACGGCAGCTGCGAGACAAGCTATGGGTAAGCATGGTAAAGCTTTAGCTAAGAAGGCTTTAGGTGAGGGTCATACCAAAACTATCGAAAGAGTTCTTGCAGAGCGATTGTCTAGATTTCCTCTTCATAGAGCTGATTTTTATGTGTATATGTATGAAAAGTTAGGTGATGCTACTTTCGGTCTGAGGACGTTTGAGGATTATGGGGCATGGAAGGCTGTTCATGCTGGTGCTAATTTCGACAAGAATTATCTTAGTGAGGAGTTAGCAGCGAAAGCTAAAAAATATGTTCCATTAGCAGATAAACTCGTAAGGTCTATTGGTAATGCTGTGAACAGGGGTGGAGCATTGTTCATGAATTTCCACAGAAAAGACTTACAACCTGTTCTACAAAAGTTTTCTTTTGAAAATAAACCTGATGGTTTCAATCAATCAAGTATAATCGATGATATAGAAAAATATGTTCAGGCTATGGGTTGGCTTAATTTAAAGAAATTAGGTAGGACTACTACTACTAAGGGTGTGGGTAAAGACTGGAGGCCTAAACATTTTGACAGGGTTAAGGCTGAGGAATTAGGTGTAGATCCATCTAAGACTGATGGTGTATATGGTATAGATCATGCTTATATGGATGTGACGGAAGACATGTTGACTGAGTGGGGAGATATGACAAGTGCCAATTTTGCTAAGTACTCAGATGCAGAGAAGGATGCTATATTAGAAGGCGCAGAAAAGATTGCTGATGTATATAAACATGATAGATTAAGATTGTTCAAGGAAGGTATTTTAAGCCAAGAAGAGTTTGATCTGTTTAGTAGAGAATATAAATGGTATAACCCTGTTGAGTATGCTGAGGGGAAAGATACTGGTGGATTGATGAAGGCTGGCAGAAGGCTGGAAGACAGGAATGTCATTCATAATTCAGTGTTCGAGCTAGCTGAAAAGGCTAATTTCTCAGCGTTTCCACCAACAGGTGAGGCTATGGCACATCGGTTGATACAAACGCAAATAAAGCTAAATAAGAATCAAGTTACTAAGGCTTTTGTTGATTTAGGTATTCCCCAGGAGATGGGCTTAAGAGATGTTAGTGATCAATTCGTTAAATATAGGGTGTACTTAAAGAGAGGTAGAGGTAAGGGGTTCTGGGATAAGGGCGCTAAAGATGGCTTTGTGGATTTAAGTCAGGCAGATATAGAAAAGATGTTCCCCAATTACAGGCAATGGGGGCCTGTGAAACCAGGGCAAAGTGTAGGGCATTTGGAAAATGTGTCGAGGCAGATCAAAACAGGCCCTAATGCTGGCCAATATAAGACAGAAAAGTTGAGACAGGTAGGTAAGGGCAAGGCTAGATATAATGTAGATGTTACACAGAGAGTCGATAAAATATATACTAATCCTGCTTATGATGAAAAGTTAAATAGTGGTTATCTATCCTTTTTCCGTAATGGTGAGCGAGTCGTGTATGGTTCTCAAGATGGTGGCGTTGTTCCTAAACAATTATGGGATATGATTAATGGTCGTGAGGGGTTAGGACTTAGAGGACATAAAGCTATGATTCCTGCCTTGAAAGCTGCCAATGGATTTGTAAGGTCTATGTATACAGAACAGAATCCGGTGTTTGCTGTAAGGAATGGAATAATTGACATGTTTACTGTTCAGATGAAGGCTGGTGTAGGCATGCATAAATCTGGAGCCAGGGTCATGAGGAGTTTATGGAGTGCGACTACAGGTGCTGAGGACAGGATGAAAGAGCTGATAGCAGAGTCCGGAGGATGGGATAATAGATTTTATAATGCTGATAAAAACATAGCTCGTGTTGAGCAAGAAATAAAAAAAGCTGGGCATAAGGCTCATGTACTTACAGGCACAGATCAGGCTAAGTTAAGAAAATCTCTGGAGAAAATAACTGAGGATAATTTAAAAAGTAAGATTAAGACTATAATACCTACGTTTGGTACAGCTATAGAACAGGCTCCCAGGTTGGCAGTCTCGGAGAAGTCTTTAAGAAAGCAAATAGGGGATGCTGAGTTAAACAGGATATTAAAGTTAAGTAGAAAAGAATTTGAGAAAGAAATGAATGAGGACTGGGTAAGGGTCTTTGATGCTAAGGGTAATCGTATAAGGAATCCTCAGTCCACAGGGAAAGGATTCTCTCAGGCTATGGAGTTCCAGAAGGCAGCTTCAAATGGAATAGAGGCTACGCTTGACTTCTCCAGGGGTGGGCAACTGATACGCAATATGAATCAATACTTCTTGTTTTTCAATGCAGCTATGGAGGCTGTCAAGTTGCCATTTAGGACATTAGGAATTAATTTGCATCCGGTAATCAGGCCTGTGAATTATGCTGGTAGGGTTAGAAACCCTGGCGATCCTGTATATGAATGGGGTACGACTAGTGAGCAGATAAAACGATATTTGACTCTTGGAATGGCTGACAGGGGTGTTACAGGAAGGTCTTTTGATGTGGTTGCTGGTGGGCCTAAGACAGCTGCTTTACGAATGGGAGCTGCTGTTTCTACTTATATGGTTCTTCAGAATGTTTGGAACAAACAGTTTAAGTATAACGGAACTTCTATGTATTATGATGTTCCTCCGTATATAAGATACAACTCTTTTGTGATGATGATGGATTCTGAAAAAGATGAGAATGGTGATTATATTATAGATCCAAGAACTGGCAGGCCTAAGCCTGAGTATATAGTAATACCACATAAGTTACGTGAATGGAATCTTTTGGCTCAATCAGTCACGTATTTTGATGAGGCTACAGATGAAGAAGTTCCTATGGATAAGCAGAGGTGGTTTAATGAATTTAAGAAGTCGTTCTCACCTATAGAAGGTAGGTTCTTAGTGCCAGAGCCAATTGATATAGCTTGGGAGGAATTGACTAATAGAGATCATTATAGGGGTACAGATATTATTGATCCAGAATATCAGCAATTACCACCTAATGAACAGTACAATAGGTATACTAGTTTGTCTGCTAGGAAAGTGGCAGGCATCTTTGATAAAGCTGAATTTCCAGAGTTTGTAGACGATGTTGTTAGTAGTCCAGAGAGACTTGATCATTTGGTAGAGAATGTTTTCGGAACTCTTGGCAGAGAATCTTTACGTATGGCTGACGCAGCTATTATCTTTTCGAGGGAATTAAGGCGATTAGAGCCGAGGCCTATGAAAGAGTGGGTTAAGGAATATCGAGAGGACATGGATCCTACTGAACGCAAAGAGTTCATGGTCAGCTTGGATGAAGAAGAATATGCAGAGTTTCAGAAAGAATTAAAAGAAACAGAGTTACAAACACCATTTCTTGCAGTATTAAAAAGATCTTTCTTACCTTCCAGGGGTGGAGGAATACGAGAGATTCAGAGAAAAGAAACTGAAAAAGCGTTTCCGGAGATAGATCCTAAACAGAATTATAAGGCAGGAATCCAGGCTGCTAAAGATAGGCAGTCGCTGAAGTTTAAGCAGGATAAAGATGATCAGGCATTGAATAACTGGAGGACAAATTCTGCTGGCACTCAACTCACGCCTAGTGAATGGATTGATAGTCATGAAAATAAATGGGATTTATATGCCAGAGATATAGAGAAATTAGCTGAAGCTTTTCCAGGTTCTATATATGCACAACCAGCTGAAGTAAGAGATGCTTATTATCAGGCTTACCATACAGCTGCTGGCAAGATGAAAGATCAGAGAGATGGGGCTGACTTTCTTATTGCAGGTTACAGGGCTATACAAAGGCCTTCAGGTGACCCAGGGTCTTCTGATTGGTCAGAGTACTATAGGGCTAGAGATGAGTTCGTAGTCAATATTAAAAAAGCATCAGAATCAGCTGGTGATAATTTATATAATGAGTTCTTGAGAAGGCTAGAGGCTAATTATACAGAGACTGAGAAGGCTTATTATAAGGCGATGAAAACTATATCCCCTTATTGGGGTGCAGGCCAGGATGTAAGAGAGTTTTACACACCACAGTCTCATCCACAATATTACCAGGGGTCAGGTATTAGTATAGATGATATCCAGGCGTTATGGGGTATATATCTCAAGGCTAGTGTCCACAAGAAAGAGGCTATGCGTTTTGCCCAGGACAAAGATCCTAGGAAAAGGAATTATGTACCTAATGCTGGTAATCATCCTGCGTTGCTAAAAGATATGATCAAAAAGCGTAGTGATATGAGAAGACGAATGATCTTGAATGATCAAATCGCTAATAATGGGAAGTCTGTATTAGAAAGTGCTTTGGTTTTCTGGTATGGTGGTACATATTACAAGTATCCTGTTACTAAGGAGGGCAAAGCTTTTTGGAAACAATTATATTTAAGGTAACATTCAATTCTAAACTTATTGTATAATAATAAATATTTCATAACAGGAAGGTAAGAATAATGGTAAATAAGGCAGAACAACCAGAACAACCTATACAAGATGCAGTAGGTACAACTACTGATATAACTGAAGATTTCGTTGGAGTAGACACTCCTCCTGATGGTACTACTACGCAAGAAGATACCACACAGGTCGATGCTCCAGTTGAAGGTACTCAGTCAGAGGGTGGTGATCAACTACCTGCTGACGCAGACACACCTGCCGTAACAATTCCTCCGGCAGCTGAGGCTCCTACAGAAGGAGCTGAAACAGCACCACGTCCTCAAGATGAACTGGACAGGCGTGTACAACAATTAGAGAGGGATAAATTACAGTTGCAATCGCAACAAGGCCAGGCTGAGTTATTAAGGCAACGAGATGTTTATGCTCAACAGCTGGAAACTCAGAATGGTTATTTGCCAGAACAGGCACAATATATTGCTGATAGCTGGGCTGCAGCACAGGCTGAGAAGCAACAGTTACAGCAAGAGCTTGTTAGTCGTGAACAATTCATACAAGGGCAAGCGAATGCAGCAGAACATTTTGCAAAAACATATGGTCTGCAATTAGCAGACTTATCTGAGTTGCGTAAACACTCTACTCCTGAAAGTATGGAAGAAGCTGCAAAGCGCATCAAGTCTGATAGAGACAAAGATGCAGAAATAGCAGAGCTGAGGGCTAAGCTAGTTCCTTCGCAGACTTTTGACGATAGTCAAAGTACGCCAGCTGCTTCCAATGATGAGGATAGATGGCTCGAAAGGTACAATCAAGGTGATCGTTCCGAGCGAGCATCAGCTGCAGCACGAAGGGCTGCTGGTTTAGGTTAATAAAAAATTTAAACAAGTGAGGTAAATTATGGCACAGACGGCCACAACTGGGAATTTAGAAAATGCCCAGAAAATAATAATTAGTGCTGCTCGATATACTGAGGAGCATAATGCACCAGCTATGGCACTTACAGAGAAGTTTACTCTTCCTAAAGGTGCAAAGCAGGTAACAGTTCCTAAAGTAGGACAAATGTCAATGTCTGACTTAGTTGATGGACAAGACATCATTGATGAAGAAGAAATCGGAATGACCACTGTAGACTTAACAGCATCAGAAGTTGGAGCTAAAGTTATATTAACTGACAAGTTAGTACGACAATCAGCACCAAATGTTTTCTCCATTATTGGTAGACAGCTTGGTGATGGTATGGCTCGAAAGAAGGACAAAGACGTTCTTGCTTTATACACAAACTTAAATGGTGGAACTAATTTAGGTACTGCTGGTACTTCTTTCAAGGTTACAAACGTACAAGCTATTATAGCTTATGCGAAAGCTAACAAGTTTGGATCGCAGTTATACATATTGCACCATCCAAACGCAATAGCTTATCTTTCTAAAGAAGCTGCGACAGTTGGTACTACGGCTGGTGGAGCAATTCCTGAAGGTTGGACTGCCGACTTACTCAAGAATTTCTTTAGTGGGTTACGACCATTGAATAATGTTCCTATCTTTGAAGATGGAAACATTACTGTAGATAGTAATGACGATGGTATTGGTGTTATAGCTGACAAGTCAGCGATGGCAACATTGACAAGCGTTGATACTAGAACTGAACGTCAAAGAGACGCATCACTCAGGGCAACTGAGGTAGTTATGACAGCAGACTATGGTGTATTCGAGTTAGATGACACCAAGGGAGCTGGATTGACTTATGATTGTGCTACTTTGTCACATACAGGGTAAATAATTAATTAAGGCAGGTTAATTTATGGCAACAGGCATAACTGAAAGAAACAAGTTAAAACAAGAATTAGCTGGTTTAGGCTATTCTTTAAAATACATAGATGAGTGGACTCCTAAAACTAGGTTGTATAGGCATAAGCCTTCATATAATGTAGATGGAGATATACTCAAGGAGGTGGGTACTTATGTGGATAATGTACCTGGTAATCCTGACTATGTTCAAAGGAAAGCTAAGATAGGTTTGTTTACATGGAAACCTGGTCCTGAGTGTGAGTGCAAGTGGTGTGGTGAGTCTTTTAAACAGGATAACGAAAAGCCAGAGGTTTTTCAGGAATCTTGTAGCATATGTGGTGTTGTTTTTGAAGCTAAGGCTAAATCTGGTGTTATTTCAAAGCTAAAAGCACATAAGTCGAAGACTCATTCGTAAAATAATAGCTTAATAGGGTTCTGGAAGTTGTAAAGATTTCCGTGGCTTCCAGAACTCTTAACTAACTAACGGAGGTCGCAGGACTTTGAGCCTGTTCAAAAAATATAAACCTTAAAAGGAGGTTTAAAATGGCATTTCCATATACAGTAAACTTATCCTATGGAATGGAAAAAGTGGAAACTGAAGAACAAAAACAAAAGTTAGGTACAAGGGCAACTACTCCAGATGGTAGGGTGTTTTATTATGCTCAGTGTGCTAGTGGTGCTGCAATTTCAACTGCTGGAATGATAGTTGATGGTAAAGCATTACAGGGCGATCATGACATGGATGTTCCACCTACAGCAGCCCAAGCTGTTGGAACTACTGCTGTTAGCTTAGAAGTTCCTACTACTGACTTAACTGCGAATGAATACGCAGATGGCTACTTAGTGTTTAATGACGGAGCTGGAGAAGGAGAGGTTTATAGAATTAAATCTCATCCTGCTCATGATGCTTCTGATGACCCAACTGTTCTAATTACGATTGATGAGCCAGATGGAATAAGGACAGCAATTACTACTGATACTGAAGCACAGTTAGTTTATAATCCTTACAAAGATATAAAACTCATTGATGGTGATGGTACGCAAACAACAGGACCTCTTGGTGTAACAACTATACCTGTAACAGCTAGTTATTACTGTTGGTTGCAAACATCAGGTCCTTCTTCTGTTGCAGTAAGTGGCACTACAGCACTCACTCTTGGCGATTCTATTGAAGTGTCACAAGTGTCAGGGCAATCTGGTACGGCTACTTTATGCGATAGTTCTGGAGCAACTGACCTTATGCCTATTGGAACTGCTATGGGAGTTGCTTCCATATCTGGTGACAAGGGTTTGGTTATGTTAAGCATTAGGGATTAACGAAATGGTTGAACTATGGACGCCTCAAGGCTCTACTTATATTGGCGAAGAACTTGCTGGTTATAATGGCGAGACTGCTGCGTCCATAGTTGTCCACACTTTCCAGTTCCATGATCCTGTGACAGACAGAAGGCAAATGGTTAAGATACCTGCTGACCCTGGTGTGTCTAGGGATCACGTAGAAGATATGGCAGCTCAAGCTCTGGAGAACTTTTTACTGGAATGTAAAGGGTTAACTAAAAAGAATCAAACAGAAGCCCAAAAGAAAGAAATAGGCAAACAGTTAGAGGAATTTAGGAAATATAACTCTAAACGAAAAGAGAGTACGAATAACAGAATATATTATAGAGGTACATAATGGTCGCAAATAATACTGAAATTAATATTACACAAGATGATTATGCTGAATTACTTAGAGGCGAGATAGCTGTAAATACTAATCTCAAACTCCAGGTAGCAGCTTTAAAAAGAACTGTAATAGAATTGCAGGAGATTAATAATGCCAGTACAAGCAAGGACAAGAAAGCAACTTAGGCAATCTATAGGATATAACTTAGGTGCGTTGAAGGTTGGCACAGCTACAGGAGGTACTAATAATACCCTGATAGATGTTAATACTTTTAGAGGTGGAGATGATGAGTATATTGGTAAACTAGCCTTAGTTACTGATGCTGATGACAGTTCTCAAACTACACAATATGTTAATGATTATACAGCTAGTAATAATACTATTCAGTTTCAACAAAATGCTAGTTTCACAGTAGCTAGTGGCGATGAATATGAATTATGGAGTGAGCCTTATACACCTACAAGAATACATGATTTTATTAATCAGGCAATCATAGATGTTACTGGCCATGCATATGATCCAATAGAAAGTGTTGCGTTGCATGCTGATGGAGCTAGTATGCGATATGATATTCCTGCTAATATTTCTGTTGTAAATAATCTTTATTATAGAAGTTCAGTATCTTTTACAGAGTTACATAGTTGCAACTCAGTATTTGACAGTAACCTAACAGGAACTATAGTAGCTAGTGTGGATACTCAAGATAAGAAAAAGGGAACAGGAAGCCTGAAGCTTATAACTACATCTGCTGATGCAGGAGATATAGCAGGTGACACTTTTGCCTCTAAAGATATTTCTAAGTATGATTATTTGGAATGTTGGATTAAAAGCACAATAGATACATCTTCTGGTAATTTAAAAATCCATTTACATAGTGCTGCTATCACAGAAAGCATAGCTAATAGTGGTAGCTTAGAGTCATTAAACGTTCCAGCTTTAAGTGCAGATACTTGGACATATGTAAGGTTACAACTTGCAAATCCAGAAAAAGATACTGCAATAATCGCCATAGCATTAGAACATGATTCTAATTTAGATGATTGCCAGATTAGACTAGATGATATCAAGGTAGTACAAAGCGATACTGCTGTATGGGAAAAATTTGGAAGACATTTATGGAGCATTGATAAAGAATCAAGGGATTTGGTTTTAACGCAGTCAGGCAAATATGAAGCTGGTTATGCTTTAATAAAGATAGTTGGTGGAGATAAACCAGCTTTACTTTCAGCAGAAACAGGCACTAGTGAAATAGATGATTCATACATAATAGCAAAAGCAACTGCTTTAGCGTTTGCATCTGCTTCTGGTGGAGCTGGCACAGATCCAGATACACTTAGGCAACAATCTGCGTTCTGGTTTGGTATGGCAGAACAGTCTAAAAGGGCATTTCCTTTATTGGTTAATTCCAGGGTCGTGGATTAATGGCAAATAAGGTTGTACAAAAAAATGAAATATATCTTGGTGGAACATATTATCCATTAAGTAGGCCGGTACAAAGTGTATTGGCTTCTATATATCCATCTAAGATAGTTATAGGCGATACTACTAAAGACTCTAATATACGCACTTCTGTTATTGCCTGGAGTGACTGGAGAGGTGGAATTGGTGTAGAGAGAATGCAAGGCCCTGCTGATGTGGATAGAGCATGGTATTCAACTTGTAACTTGAGGCATAGACATCATTTGGTGTTACCTGCTAAGTCTACAGCTACCACAGCTCAAGATACCAGTAATACAAATATCAATGGCATTATAACTTTCATACAAGATTTAGGTAATGTTTTATATGCAGGATGGAATCAAGCTCCATATTATTACTCAGAAGCTAGTGACAGATGGACTAGGGTTACTCATGTAGTTGATGATGTTACTGTTGCTTATTCTTTTCCTAGTACACCTAGTGATTCAATTACTGTTCGTGTAGGTACTACAGATTATATAGTGGTAGCACATACTACAGGATATAGTTATTTTTCTAGTGCAACTACTGTTACTGATAAAACCACAGATGTAAAGTATCTTGCTTTTTGGGATGATAGATTATGGGGAATAGATAAGTCAGGTCAATTATGGTATACACTTACTATAGATGGAACACCTGTTAATGACGCTAAATTGCCTGTACAGGACGATTTTGTCACTGATCTATTCGTTGGTAGGGATGCGACCGGAGAACAGATTCTATATGCTGCTACTAAAGTTGGCTTATATGCGCATGATATGGCAAACCAAAGGTTTGTAGAAACACAGTTTCAGTTGCCTTTTCATAAGTTTAACGGCGTAGGTTCAGCTCGGTGGAGAGATGCTGTCTACAATCCTAGTGGACTAGGTATCTATAAGTACATCAATGGTAATAATAATGCTGTTGTGACAGTTATGGGGCCAGACAGAGATGATGGTTTGCCTGCTACTTACAGGGGTACTGTTAAGCAATTAATAGGAACACATACAGAATTGTTAGCTGCAGTAGATGCAACTACATCACCTGGGGCTGTTTCTAGTACAAGTATTCCCTGGGAATATGGTATGTCGGCAGGTATGAGTGGGCATAGTTCTCCAGTTATAGTTGCAAGTAGTGGTCAGTCTTCAATAGTAGCCTGGAATGACACAGGCTGGGAAACTAAATGGGTTGCTGGGTCAACTAATATTGGGAAAGCTATCAATACAATGTTAGTTACAAATGCTGGTAAAGGTGATTATAGGTTATGGTGGGGATTTGATGGGAAGGTATATCATCAATTAATTCCTTTCGATGTTACTAATCCTTCGCAGTTAAGTGCTAAAGATGGTACAGATTATCAATATGAAGAAACTGGCTTCCATGAAACTCCTTGGTTTGATGCACAGCAATCTGATGTAGATAAGTTGGCATTAAAATTGAAGGTGGAAGTAGAAGATGCAAGTTCTAACGAAACTGTGGCAGTACAATATGCTACAGATTATAGCGATAGTTATACTACTATGGGTACTATCACTTCGAGTGGTACTACTACGTATACATTTGGAAGTAGTCTTGGTACTGGATTCAGATCAATCAAGTTTAAGTTAACATTGTCTAGGGAGTCTGGCACTACGGCAGCTATTATGAAGAAAACTCCTGATGTAGTTTCATTGTCTTTGGAATATAGGAAGAAGCTAGATGCTAAATATGGGCATTCAGTAGAAGTGAATATAAACAAGACATATAAAGGTAAATCTCCTAAACAATTACGAGCTGCGCTAGTAGCTGCAATAGAGTCTAATACGTTAAATGAGTTCACGTTCAGGGATGACAGTGGTGGTACTCGTAATTATTATGTAGATGTTACATCTGCAACAGGCGTAGAGTATACAGGATATGATGAACGAGGAACTTCAAGGATTACGTTGGTGGAACCATGATATATGATGCAGGTACTACAAATGTTGCTACAGCAGGTACGGAAGTTCAGCTTTCTAATACTGCTAACAGGGTACGTTGGATAAAGGTAAAAGCATTAGCTGGTAATTCTAATAAGGTTTATTTAGGTGTTAGTGATGTTACAGCTAGCAATGGATATGAGTTGTCTGCTGGTAACGAGATAGAAATAAGTTTTGCAGACCAGGGAGGAACAGTTGCATTTAGCACGTTTTATGTAGACGCAGCTGCCAATAACGACAAGGTTTGCTGGTCAGTAATATTGGATGGATAATGGTTACTCAGGCAGAAATATTCAATCCACCAGCTGACTGGGCTGGGTCTAGGCCAGAGTGGATGTTTTATGCCAGCTTGTTGCGATTAGGCTATCTGCCAGGCGATGACTTTGTGTATCAATCCCCATTACTTGGTGGTAGACTAGATAAAGGTGGATGGATTATTGATTTTGTATTTGATAATCCCCCAGGACTTGCAGTGAATGTTCAGGGGATATATTATCATTATGAGTTAGGATCTGATAATAGATCTAGGGATGTGTTTGCTAGAGAAGCTTTAGCAGGACAAGGAATAACATTAATATTTGTAGATGAAGATGACCTAGAGCAAGACCCTAGGGGGGTAACAGAAGCAGCATTACAATTTAGAGACAGTTCTCGATTAGGAGGAAGATAATGGCAAAACCAGGTTTAACTTTTGCAGGCTTTTTATATGATGATGCAGGAGATGCAATTAATGGAGCTACCATTAACTTGTATGAAAAGAATGGTACATCCACTTCTGTAGCAAATACAACGACTAACTCATCTGGTTATTGGACTATAAGTCATACTCCAGGGTCAGGAGAAGCTGGTGAATATGACGTTCAGATCACTTCAGGAGCTTCAAAGAGGCGTTTAAAGTTTGATGATGCAGTCCAATTAGCATCTCTTGACGCAGAGACTCTCTCTGTGAGAGCTAATGAGGGAGCAGCAGCAGCTTATTATATGTTTGCTGATGAAGGTGAGGATGCTGGTGATAGGTGGAAGGTTAATGTTGCTGATGGTGGTGTGATGACATTTGGTAATGATATTGCTTCTCAGGACACAT